ATACGGTCTATTCTGGCCTCTGATTGCTGTCTTTTCTCTAGGTCATAGCCATTAGAATAATATATCATAGTGCTAGCAGCTGTAAGTGTAATACCATAGCCACCAGTTTGGGTTGTTCCTATAAAAAACCGGACTCCAGAATCGGGGTCCTGGAATTTTTTTATATTACTTTGTCTTTCTTCTTGTGGTGTCAGACCATAGTAGTCTACAAAAGTACCTTCTCCATACTCTTTGGATAGTGCATTAATGATGTTGTGTACATCTCTTTGAAACTGGGCCCATATAACAACCTTGCCTTCTACTTCATCTAAAAGATTCAACAACTCACCAATTCTATTGTTTGGCATTTCGTGTATAGTGCCATCATCGGCTGTAAAATGACCACAAGTTATTTGCTGTAGTCTCATTAACTGAGTTAATACAGTAGCTGTAGACATCATCTTACCGTTCATTTGAGCGTGAGCTAGTTTCTGCATTTGTAGATATGCTTTACTTTGATCTGGTGTAAGCAATACTTCTCGTTTCATAAACGTTTTCTTAGGTAGATCTAGACACTCATCTTTTAATACTCTGTAAGAGAATGCTTTTAATTTATCAGACAGCTCATCTAGGTTTCTATAACCAACAACAATTTGTACGGATCTACCACTAAAGTTTGCTGTTCTCATGACAGCATATCTAGTTCTAAATGCATAATAAGAACTAAAACCTAATAGCTCATCTTCTAAAAACTCACATTGTTTGTATAGATCTAGTGGTGATTTAGTTACAGGTGAACCTGTAAGTATTCTTCTGTATGTTGCAAGCTTGCCAAGGGTTACAATATTTTTGGTACGTTTAGCTTCTGGATTTTTTATTGTAGTAGACTCATCAATAGCTATCAATGCTCTGTGAGAATTTAAAAACTTTTCTGCAAACGCTACACCTTTTTTAGTAGATAAAGATTCTACATTCATAACTAATATATGTAGGTCTTCACCTGTTTCAAACAGTGAGTCTAATTTTTTTTGTTGCTTTACATTAATTAATGATTGCCATAAAATATTTTTATTCTCTATGTGATCTACTAAGTGTGTAGGTATCTCACCTTCATGCCAGTTTTTTACCACACCTTTTGGTGCCACAATTAGAACACCATTGATCTTACCGTTATCATAAAGCATAGATATATTATCTATTAATACTTTAGATTTACCGGTACCCATCTCCATAAAATATGCAAAGTATGGTCGTTCCCATGACATTTCCAAAGCTTTGAGCTGATGCTCGTATGGCTTTGTCTTAAATTTATAATTCATAATATTTTTTCTTCTTTCTAGTTGACAAAATATATAACATCTTTATATTGTTTGTCAATGTCAGAAAGAATAGTTTATTTAGTACAAGATGTACCTGGTACACAAGCTGGAACACCTAAAATAAATATTGTAGGTGCTAGAGAATACGGTGAAGTAAAATCGTTGTTACCAGAATTATCTCAAATAATTTTTTCACCTGGTCCATTAATTTTTAAATTAAGAAAACTTTTAAAAGATTTTAGACCAGAAGATTATTTATTGTTAACAGGTGATCCTGCTATCATAGGTGTTGCATGTTCTATTGTATCTGATATTACAAATGGAAAATACAATTTACTCAAATGGGATAGACAAGAAAGAAAATACTATCCTATTAAAATTAATTTATACGAGAAAGGAAAAATAGATGAGTGAAGTAATTAAAACATTTACGGGAAGTGGATCAATAAACTTTGAGGAAGATCAAAGAGAAGATCTTAATTCAGTAAACGATGCAAAATCATTATCAGATCAAGTTGTTAAATTAAAACAATTAGAAGATGATCTGGTAGATAAAGAAAAAGAATTAAAAGAACTGAAGAGACATATCGATTTAGTTTCTGGTGAGGTTATACCTACCATGATGCAAGAGATGAATATCTCTACGTTGAAACTAGCAGATGGTTCTTCAGTTGAAGTTAAACCAGTTTATGGCGCTTCTATTACAGTAGCTAATAAAGAAGCAGCCTATACATGGCTTCGAGAAAACGGCCTAGGTGATCTTATTAAAAATGAGATTACAGTTTCCTTTGGTCGTAACGAAGACAACAAGGCATCGCAATATGCGGTCCTTGCAAAGGGTCAAGGGTTTGAACCTTTCCAGAAACTTAAGGTCGAACCAATGACTCTAAAAGCATTGGTCAGAGAGCGTCTTGAGTCTGGACAAGAAATGCCCTCTGATCTATTTAATGTGTTCGCAGGAAACCGAACCAAAATAACGAGGAGTAAATAAACATGAACCAAGTAACAGAGAAAAAGTCTGCACCACTTCCAGCAAATATGTTTGAAGACGATGCAGCAAAAGGTTTAGGTGCAATAGGTCAAGAAGATCTAGCCTTACCTTTTCTAAAAATCCTTGGACAACTTTCACCAGAAGTTAACAAACGTGATGGTAAGTATGTCGAAGGTGCAGAGCCAGGAATGATATTCAATTCTGTCTCTGGAGAACTCTATGATGGAGTGAAAGGTATAGATGTAATACCGTGCTTTTATAAGCTGGAGTACATCGAATGGAAAGATAGAGGAGAAGGTTTAGGTGCACCAATTGCAATCTATGACTCATCATCTGATATCATGTCCAAAACAAAACCAGATGCAAACTACAAAGATAGATTACCAAACGGTAATTATATTGAGAAGACTGCATCTCACTTTGTTATAGTATCGGGAGATAGTCCATCAACAGCATTGATCTCTATGAAATCTACTCAATTAAAAATTAGTAGAAAATGGAACTCAATGATGTCTGGAATCAAGATGAAGGGCGCAAACGGAATGTTTACACCGGCATCTTTCAGCCACATTTACAAACTAAAGACTACCCAAATGTCAAACGATAAAGGCACTTGGTTTGGTTGGGAAGTAAGTAAGGTCGGCCCAGTAACTGAAAAAGGTCTTTACGATCAAGCTAAAGGTTTTAGCGATAGCATTTCTAAAGGAAGTGTTAAAGCTAAACATGGCGAAGAGAAACCGAAGGACCAACCAAGCATTATATAATTCCTTAGGGGATATGTGCACAGTGTGGGCCTGAAGCGAGAGTGGAGGGCCCGCAGAAACAGTTATTATGGAAAGATACATAGAATTTTTTAATGGATATAGGAATGCCTACGGTGTAGCTGACTTCAATCACCAGGATTCCAAAGTAGATTCTGAGACAGGTAAAAAGAAACCTGTATACAGATGGAACTTCGAAGAACTTACTAACGATATTTATCAACAGCATATAAAAGGTGAACTGTCTATTGGTATACAACCATGTACAGAAGACTCAGAAGTAAAATTTGGGGTCATAGATATAGATCCAAAAGACTATGCTAGTTTTAGTAAAAAAGATTACATAGATATAATACAAAAATATGAACTACCTTTACTACCAGTAGAATCTAAAAGCGGTGGTCTGCATTTATTTATATTTATGGATAAATTTACAGACGCATCATTAATCAAATCATTTCTAACAAACTTATTATCTTTGTTCGGTCTTAAACAAGACACAGAAATATTTCCAAAGCAAACACAGTTAACAAAAGATAGTGAGACAGGTCAACTACGACCAGGACAATTTATAAATTTACCTTACTTCGGCGAGGAGCGTAAAGCTTTAAACGTTGATGGTACAAAATTTACCTTGGATCAATTCATGGAAGTAATCAGTTCAAACCTGGTTACCAAAGAAAGACTGAAAGAAATTACCGAAGGAATCGAAAACAAAAGTATGGAAGGTGTCGACGAAGAATTCATAGAAGGTCCACCATGTCTAGCAGCAATATCTAAGATAGCAAATCAAGATAAGTTTGATGGTAAAGATAGGTTTATGTACAACTATCACGTCATGGTTAAGATGAAGTATCCAGACAGTTGGGAACAAAAAGTTATGAATGCACCTGTAAAATATTTTTCAGGTATACATGCTAATGCATGGGATAAAAAATTTTTAGGACAGAAAGTAAAATCATGGAACAGAAGTAGCAAAGGTTATACTTGTACTGAGAGTCCACTCAGTGAACATTGTAAGAAAGGTATTTGTGTTAAGAAAAAGTTTGGAGTCTTGCGTGGAGCAAAAGGTTCTTATCCTGTATTGACTAACTTAAAGAAGATAGATCTAGATCCAGAACCAGAGTATGAATTTGATGTAACTAAACCAGATGGTATCAGTACAGCTACAGTACACTGTAGAACCGTAGAACATTTAAATGATCAACGTAAAAGAAGAAATGCAATATCAAAAGCTGCAGGATTCTTTCCACCATTAATCAAAGGTGAAGAAGAACAAGTTGTTATGGATGCATTATACACAACACAAAAAGTTGTATTACCTCCTGTAGGTACATCACCAAAAGAAAAATTACATGACGTAGTACACGCAAAAATAAATGGACCCAAAGCTACCAGTGATGCTGCGTTTAAAACTGGATCAGTATTAATTGAAGGTGACTATGCATACTTTAAGTTTGAAAAGTTTTACGACAAACTAAAAGCAAAGAACTGGAAATATAGCGAAGATAAAACAGGACGTATGATGCAGGTCACATATCAAGAATGTGAAATAGAATTCTTAGAACAAAAAAGATTTCCATCAAAAGAAGCAGGTAAATATAACTCATCAACAAAAAATATAATTCAAATTAATAGAAAGACGTTTGAGGAAGTGCCTATACACCACACTAAAACAAAACACAAGACGGATATACTATGATTAGTAGAAAATTATTTGGGCCTCCGGGAACGGGGAAGACAACAAGACTATTAAGATATGTTAAAACATTTCTAAAACTAGGTACACCTATAGATAAGATAGGATACTTTGCATTTACAACTAAAGCTGCAAACGAAGCAGTAGATAGAATGCTAGATGCATATCCAAAATACCAAAAGAAAGATCTCAAACATTTTAGGACACTACACTCGCTAGCTTTTAATCAATTGGGTATGAAGAAAGCTCAGGTAATGCAGGACGAACACTACGAAGATATTGGTAGGATTCTTGGTATTGAGGTTACAGTTTACTCTGGCGGTGAAGAGACTACAGGTTTTATAAATTCTGATAGCGAATATTTTAATCTTATCAATGCAGCTAGAATAAAAAATATGAGCATCGAAGAAGAATACAATACAGATATGTATTCACAAGATATGGACAAACGATTGTTACAAATTATTTCTGACGAAGTAGATAACTACAAGCGGTCGTATGGCCTGGTAGACTTTACAGATATGATTGAGAAGTTTATTGTGTCCGGATTGTGTCCAAAATATGATGTAGCATTTATCGATGAAGCACAGGATTTGTCACCAATACAGTGGAAAATGTTCAATATTATCAAGGAAAATAGCAAATATGTTATACTAGCAGGTGATGATGATCAAGCAATTTATGGTTGGGCAGGCGCAGATGTAAAAAAATTTCAGCAGGAAGTTTCAAAAAAGGACATAATTTTGCCACAATCTTACAGGGTACCGCAACAGGTACAAAACATTGCAGACAAGATTTTAAATTTAATTCCAGACGACAGAAGAATAAAAAAGAATTGGAAAGCAAGAGAAGAAACAGGAACTGTAAACTATATTTATGATACAGCAGATGCACCACTGGACCAGGGAACATGGCTAGTACTAGCAAGATACAATGATAAATTAAACAGACTAAAACCTACACTAAAAGAACGTGGTATATATTTTGAATTTAAAGATCGTAAGAGCTACAAAGTAACATTGTTTAGAACAGTTCTAAATTATACACGTTGGACCAAAGGCGATCAGCTATCTATATCAGAAGTAAAAGATATATTTGAATACACAGGTACAGATACAGAAGTTACAGAAGAAAGAATGTATGATCTAACAGAGTTTGGTTTTAGTAAAGATACACCTTGGTATGATGTGTTTCAATCAGATTATGAAGAATGTTTATATATACGAGAAATGTTAAGTAATGGTGAAGAATTAAACAAACCACCAAGAGTAAAACTATCTACAATACACTCAGCAAAAGGTGGTGAAGCTGACAATGTATTATTAATTTTAGATAATACAAAAACAATACGAGATGCAGTAGAAAAAAGTTTAGATAAACAAGATGAAGAACACAGAGTTTGGTATGTAGGGGTGACACGAACAAAACAAAACTTATACATCATGGCAGCAAAAAAGGAGGATCAAGGTTATGACATCGAAAGTTTGGGATAAACAACACGGAGGATCACATTATCAAAAATATAAAATTCAACCAAGTAAGTTTGTAGTAGAGAATGAATTGCTATATCCTGAGGGTTGTGCTATAAAATATATAATTAGACATCGTGATAAAGGAAAGAAGCAAGATCTATTGAAAGCAATACACTTTATAGAAATGATAATTGAAAGGGACTATGCCGAGGAAAGCAAGGATAGTTAGACATATTATGATTGCTAAACATAAATTTATATTAGAAATTTATTTAGCATTGGAAGGACACAAGGATATATCATGGGAAATATTTCCGTATAATAATAATGCATCTTTGTATGCTTTTAGTAACAAACAAAGATTAGAAAACATAGTGGAGAAAAAATATTTATATGAAAATACCAAAATTTGAAGCACCCACTGAGTGGTTAAAACCTACAGAGTTTCCTGACTTACGTCATGTAGATGAAATAGCAATTGACTTAGAGACAAAAGATCCGGACCTAATTAAAAAAGGATCTGGTTCTGTTATTGGTAATGGTGATGTTATAGGTATTGCAGTTGCAACCAGTCATTACAAAGGATACTTTCCAATAGCTCATGAAGGTGGTGGTAATATGGATAGAGCTAAAGTTTTATCTTGGCTTAAAGATGTACTTGAAGCACCATCAACAAAAGTTTTTCACAATGCGATCTACGATGTTTGTTGGTTAAGAGCGTTAGGTTTTAAAATAAATGGTAACATAGCCTGCACAATGATAGCGGCAGCTGTTACTAATGAGAATAGATTTCGTTATGATCTAAATAGTTTATCGTGGCATTATCTTGGCTATGGTAAAAACGAAGCTGCACTTGCAGAAGCTGCAGCTGAATGGGGTATCAATCCTAAATCAGAAATGTACAAACTACCATCAATGCATGTTGGTGCGTACGCTGAACGTGACGCTGAAGTAACCCTAGGACTTTGGCAAGAGATGAAAAAAGAAATTATCAATCAAGACTTAGAAGATATATTTGATCTGGAATCTGATTTGTTTCCATGTCTTGTTGATATGAGATTTAAAGGTGTACGTGTAGATG